AAAGCAACCTAAAGCACTACGTATTTTTAATACAATTTTATACAATGACTAAAAGATCGAAAACAAGATCTAAAAGTCGACTTACTATGAATATTCCCAGGGTTTCCTTGGATGAAATTCAAGTACAAAAGAAAAGCAAAACAGACATTTTGTCTAATGGAAAATTACACTCTTTAAGCCAAGCACGCGCAGTTGCAAGGCTTAAACTTATACAAAAAGAACGTGGCATTCCCAGGGATTTTCTGGATGAAGCTACGATCGAAACAGATTTGACGTTGAACAAGATGAAAAGTCAACACGGAAAAGTTGAAGAGCCAACACAAACACCACGGTATTCCCAGGTTATGCTGGACGAAACCTGTTTAGAACAAAAGAACCGCTCTCAGGTTCTCTCGAATGGTACTTCAACTCAACAACCTCAAGGTGGTATTCCCAGGACTTTTCTGGATGAAACCACCAAGAGGGTTCACACTGGCAAAGACAAGTGCTTTAATAGCAAATTCGTCAAAACTTTTGTCAAAGAATTGAAACAAGCGCATGCCGACATGTTAGCGGGTTCACCCATTGAATTTGACAACAAGGTGCAAGCGATCACACCAGACGTTTCACCTGACATCAAAGAAATGGTCGACAACGCGTTTAACACTGTCGTATCATTTGAGAAAGCAGACTCAAAAGACACCGACATGTTTTTGTTTAAAATTGCTAACACATCTTATGAGCCTTGTGTATTCGGAGACGGACACAAGCCGTGTTCTAAAGTTTCGTGGTCAGCCGATTATCACGCTTTGTTTTGTGTTAATGATGACACGTGCACAATGCTCACCATAATTGCAAACTCTGTTTACAGAATTGTTTCCATGAGACAAAAGCCAACAGAGTGCCAAATGCTGTCTGCTATGGGCCATTACACTGGATACAACGCAGTGGCCGGAACGGTTCAAGCAGCCGCCGACATTAAATCTAATATTGATGAAGTCGGCAAAACCGCTAAGGTTATTCAAGATGCTTTGCCAGACATACATGCAACTCTGGACAGTATTAGAGACACCTCAGACCAGGTCAATGACGCATTACCAACCATCAAGAAAGAAGTTAAAGAAGTTGGTTCAACGTTTAAGAAATGGGGCAATATGACTGACGATTTGCGCAGTAGTATTGCTACTATTGTTCCAAGCGTTGTTGAGGCGGTTCGCCAATTTTTAAAAGGCGCATTGACTGTAGGTAAGTACAGTTTAGCAGCTTTAGTCATTATAGGTGTCTTTAAGCTGCTTAAGAGTTTGCTAGAAATGTTGTCTGTTGAGAAGCAGAAAATGGTTCTTAAAATTGTGGGCTCAGGTCTTGTTATAGCTGGACTTGCTGGGGCTGCTTACCAAGTTGCTGGCCAACATTTGATTAATTTCGCTGAGCGTTTGACGGCCGAAGGCAAGAGAGCTAAAGGCCATTGGGACGATGCAAGGGATGATTGTTTTCCCGAATTCGAAAACTTGAAGAGAATTACACGTTTAAACACTTTTGGTGTTGAAATTAAAAGTAATTCAGGGGTTCGGGTTAAACGATCACAACCAATGTTTCGTTTCACTAGGCTTATGCATACCGTACGCAGGGAGTTGTTTGACTTATACGAAAGGTCAAAAGCTGGTGAAAGATTTCGCATTTTGTTTAACGCTATTTTTTATGTTGATTCTCCAGGAATAGCCCCTGAGCAGTTTCAGAGACTTCAGCAGATGGTTTTAGATGGCGCAAGCAATGAGGATGTTGTCAAAGAGCTTGAAAGTAATGAAGATTATTTCAAGATGGTGGCATTTTCAAACATCAAGGAAGCAAAGGAAGCACTAGGTCAATCTAAAGAAGATGATGATCATGTTAAAGCGATTATAGACTCTTCACGGAGCCTTGGCGACAAACTAGGCCAAATTTCACTTTCTATGTTTGGCAAATTCAAATCCGTGACGAACATTGATTCAAAGATGGACAAGGAGATGGACTTGGAGCAACAAGTTAAAGACGGTTTAGAACTTCAAGGTTTTAACAGAGACGGACCCAATTCTTTGATGGCATTGCTTTATGTGCTTTTACGCAAATATCAACATCCAGAAGAACAGTGGAAAAACCAATTTGATACTTTACGCAAAGAAAGTAACAACATGAAGGTCTTGACCTCAGCGACTGAATGTGTTTGGGATTTATTACCGAACTATTTACGAGTGTCAGCTTATGAAGCTTTTGGCATGGGACAACCCACGGACGTTTCCAAAGAAGTTGTTGAACTTCTTTGTGCTTGCCATCAGATGTTAGGCGACATCGTCATACCAGCAAAGCGCACATCGGCTTTTAAGCAGAACTATCTCACACGGTATAGAGCTTTGCAACAAGTCATGATGGACGAGTCTTTTTACACTAAGAAAGAAGGGTTCACATATGCATTGCTGACAAGCGCTTTTACTAAGATGAGTGACAAAGCTAAATTGTTAGATGACGTCTCGGATTCCAGCGGCCATAGAATTCAGACTATAGGCATTTGGATAGAAGGCATTCCAGGTATAGGCAAGTCGCGAATCATAGACGCTTTGGCCAACAGGTTCGCTCCAGATTATCCCGTTGACAACAGGGTCCACACCTGGCATTTAAACGAACAGTTTATGTCCGGGTACAACAAGCAGTGGGCGGTAGATGCAGATGATGTTGGGTCAAATCCACTTGCGCTAGCTCAAATTGGGTTTTTCCAAGACTTACTTACGAAAGTGAGCACAAAGAAAACCACCGTTGTTAAAGCGTTTGAGAAAGGAGGTCTGTGGGACACTCATTGCTTAGGATTGAGTTCGAACACAAGCATGATGAACATCTTGGGCATTCAGGTTAATCAAGGAGTCTTGACTAATCCAGAGGCCATCGTTAGACGTTTCTCAGGTCGCACCGGCATGCGAGTTATAATGAAGCCCGCAGATGCCAAGTTCACCAAGCTTAACGCAGACAACAAGATCGTCGGAAACGGCGATGCAATCACTGCACAGTCGAGTGAAGACAGTGAGAACTTCGCACACGCAGTTTTTGAAATTGATGGAAAAGATTACAGTTTTGACGGATTTTGCGCTCGATTCGGTGTGCTTTATAAAGGTGCCATGGAAGAATACGCGAAAGAGTTGAACAAGGATCAGGCTGTCAGGGATTGCAGATACACACGTTTTGTCAGGAATTTGCGCAAAGAATACAAGATCGACATGTTTCCCGACGAGCTACAATCAGGCCGAGGCTGGCCTAAAGTTGGGGCGCCAAAGACAACCAAGGGCAAATGGCGAAAACCCATCCGCCAACTTTCTGCCCAAAAGCAACCAAAAGCCCAACAGCAAAAGCCCGCGATCGCGCTTAAAGACAAATCATGGAAAGTGTCCGCCGCACGCCAGCTCAAGAAGCAAGAGTTAAAGGAGCAAAGGCCTGCCCAGCGGTTTAACAGGAATCTTGCAAATTTTTTGCACAACACGGAACCTGACGTTCTTAAACGTAAGATCGCTGAAGCCAAGGAGAAAGGAGACACTTCTAAATTCGAATTCCAAGGAGCTGATATGAAGGCTGTTCGCAAAAATGACAATGACGTCATGACCACTTACACCCGTTTGGAGACAGAACTTGCCGTGAAACACGAGTCTAAAAGCACTTCTGAAGAGCTGCTTAAGGCAGGTTTAGCGATTAATCCTGACAAGCAGCTGTCTACAAACGGTAAGATTAAGGTTCTTGAAAACGCTGAAGCTTTGATGATGGAAAGTGAATCTGACGATGACAAGACCTACGGAGCGCTCAACATTGTTGAAAATTCAAGTTTCTTGCCAGTATGGAATGCTTACGTAGACACTAAATGGAAGAGTCTAAAGTCAACCATTGATTCTGCACTTGCTAAAGTAGCCAATGTTAATTGGCTAGAGTTGGCCAAACATTTGTCACCAGTTTTGCAAATTATTGGAGCAATAGGCATGGCTTACAAAGCAATACAGTGGTTTCGCGAAGATTCGCATCCAAAACATGAAGGTGATCATTATCACTTGGGTGCATCATCACCAGTAAGATTTTCGTCCAAGCCAGGAGATGATTTTTATCTCATGGGAGCACCAGCAAGTTATGCTCGTGATGGAAGTTTCTTGTATCGTCCAAATGGCAAGTCTCGCAATCATGGACACAGGTTCACTCGAAATCGCAACAGGGACAAGCGCAATCCTACAATGCTTAATTCTTCAATGGAATTATGTAAAAGCGATTTTTCCAATTTACCTGATTGCAGTAATTTGTTGTCAAGATGTATGGTCAAGTTCTCAAACACTGAGTCTTTTGATTCCAAGAAATGTGGTTGGGCGACTTTCATCCAAGACAAGCACATGTTGCTCAACAGACATTTTGTCACTGGTCGTGAAGGTATGGTCTTTGGCAATGTTTTTGCCTTCGAATTGCAGGGTATTGTGTTTAGATCCGTCTTTAATGAATGCGATGTTAGAATCGTACGAGACATTGACGGAACTGAAACAGACCTTATAATTTGGCGGGTGCAAGCTCGGAATGGTAGCAGCGTCTTAAGCACTCCTAATCTACTGAAGCATTTTCAATGGGAGGACGATGTGAAGCGTGATTATTGGCACACCGACAAGGTGCCGATACATGTTATGTCCAATTATTTGGATGAGATCGACACAACCCAAGTGGTCAAGGCCCAAGCCACAGACAGCAAGAACTGGAAGTTAAGGTATGCTGATTCAACCAAAGTTACATCAGATCGCGCTCTACTTTATTCTGGCAATTTCAAAAGGGGCGATTGTGGCAAGTTAGTGATTAAAGGCAAAATCATTGGAGTTCACGTGGCTGGCAAGCCTGGTGTTTTAGGGACAGCCCAGGTTGTCACTCGGGGGATGTTGGAGACATCTTTAACTTTCCAGAGTGCAATGGACGTTCCAATGATCAATGAAATGTCTCATCTAGAGTTGCCTGATGGCAGCTATCTTGGTGAGCGCAGTGACATGCGGGGCGTACCTACTAGCGGGGATTTTATTCCTTTTGCGAGCGTACCCAAGCCAGTTATAATGTCGCACAGGACACGGTTGGTGCGTACCGGAATGGTCGAAGCTGGCTCAGAATGGGCTAAGAAATGTTCAAAGGTGCCTGCCATACTAGGGGTTAATGATCCCAGGTATAACGGTACTGCAAGCATGGATTGCCAGTTCTTAGCTGACAGAATGGACAGGTACGCCGTGCGTCCGCCGGATTTGCCAGCAGGTCTATTGGACGCTGCAGTGTCTAAACTGGTGTCGGCAGTTCCTCCAGGGCCAGCTCCAGTGCGCGTTTGGGAGGTTGGTGAAGCCCTCAATCCGCGCCACATGTCGAGCATTTTGGAACCAATACCACGTAGTACCGGTGCTGGATGGGGTTTTACCGGAAAAGGCAAGTATGAACAGATCGGGTTTGATGAGGCTACTGACACCTACTTCGCGAAAGGTGAGCTGGTGACCAAAATGAAGCGTGTTCACGAACTGCTCAAAAAGGGTTGCAACCCACTTTTCATTTACAGTGAATTTCCTAAGGACGAGATTTTGAAACCATCAAAGATAGAGTCAAAATGTTGTCGCACTATTAGTGGCTCCCCGTTAGATTTCACAGTTTTGAGCAAGCAAGTCTTTGGCGCGTTCATTGACTCGTGGCAGAGGATACCCTTACAGTGGGGTCACGCAAATGGTCTCGATGTTCTGTCGCAGGATTGGGACAGTATCATACGCAAAATGAAGAGAATAAGCCATTTAGGCTTTGATTCTGATTTTAAGAAATTTGATTCTACTATGTCTAAACAGTTTATGGTGTCCTTTTGGAAACACGTAGACCAGTGGTACAAGGCACATGGGCAATGGAGTCCGGAATCATCTTTTATGCGTTGGGTTGTTATCTACAACATGGTACACTCAAAGCACATCATTGGACGGAGCGTGTTCATTAAAATGATGGGCTTGCCGTCGGGCAGTTTGTTGACTACAATAATGAATTGTTTCTGGGCGCGCACTTTGTTATTGGTTGGTTACGCATTACTGGCACCAGACAGTGAAGACAGAAGTACGGTCAGTCTGTCTTTTCATGGGTATGATCAAACCGTGAAAACTTTTGTTTTAGGAGATGACAATTTTTCTGCCGTCAGCAAACAAACCGGCAAATGGTTTAATGCTAAAGCTTTAGGACAAGCTCTGGGCAAGTATAATATTGTCATAACTCCCGCCACTAAACATGCTACACTCAGTAGTTCTAACAGGCCTATAGAGGACTTAGAGTTTCTGGCGTGTACTACTAGAGTTGCAAACGAAATTCCAGGGTGGAAATATTACCCCGTCATTAAAGAAGGTTCTCTCACCAAAGCAATATCTTATGCGCGTGTAAAGGATGATTATCCATTACCAGTTGCCTTAGACTCAAATATTTACATGAGTCTTGAGAGATTGTTTTGTTCTGGACGAGAGCGATTTAACGAGTTTTACACTGATGTCGTTGGGACTTACACCAGAATGTATCCTGAAGCCGAAGTTGAGTTTCCTACATACGACGTTTTGTTGTTAAAACACCGTGTCGATGACGAGTTTCTTACTGAGCCAGAATTGGTTCATTTTGATCCCCCAGAGGGAATGGGGCTGATTTTGATGAGCACGATGGACATGCCAGTTTCTAGAAACATTGCCACAGGCTACGACAACCCCGTGTCCATGGAGTCCAAGGCTACAGCAATTGGTGTGCAACCCATTAAAGGCATGCCCATTGTGGACACACCTCAGACACTGCGTGTGCTGCTGAGAAGGAATTACGCAGTAGCTATAGAAGCGAGCGGCCACGTGAAAGATTTTCTTTGGATAAACATTGGTTCATTGTTTGGTACCAAGAAAGCGTCACCAGATCAGGTTCAAACTCCACTGAGCAAGATCGGCGCGTGGTTCAGGCTTTGGTCTGGACCAGTTCACGTCGTAGCTTACTCAGAGCAGGCATTGAGTTTGTCATATTTACCAGGCGTGCACACAACGCCTAATTCAGGCGCTGGTATTTTCGACACCGCAATTCCAGCCAACGCAGTAGCTTACGGTGGTGGCTATAATTTCAGCCCGAAGAGTGTTGGTTTTGTTAACGCAAAACTACCCTTTACCAGTGTTTATCATTCTTTAAAGATTCCTCATTACGACGATGATATAGTTGAAGAAAATAACACTGGAGCTGCTATTTTGCGCACTGACGACCGCAATGAAAAGGTTTCACTAACTTGCACTACTGGTGATGATTTTGACATGGGCGTTCGCTACTTGGTTCCACGGATTAGAGTGGCGTCTTGGAATTTAGCTCCTGATTCGTATCCTACTCAACTTCAAGGTATCACAGTTAGTAAAAGTAACTACAATATCAGCGACGTGCAATCCAGCGGCGTTGAAATGAACCCAACAAGCACGACTGAAACTTCAAGCGACACGAAAATTGACGCCAGAGCTGGCAACGATGCGCCAAACGTGTCGTGCCAGTTGGCAAGTGTTTTGAGACAAACCTCAGTTTATGGTTCATCAGCCCAGCGCGTCAATTTCGACCCGGGCTTGACCATCACCAACGAGATGCAAGCCGCTGATATGTCAACAGCCAACACTCATGACGTGATGCCTTTGAGCGAATTGGTTAAGCCGACCTTTTCAGGTGGGGTATCGTGGAACACCAGTCAAGTGCCTGGCACAGTTTTGATGTCCGGGTTGATTTCTCCATCTGACAACGTGACTAATTTAGTTTTAGGTTCAGACACTCAACACACCGCTTTGTCCACGGTCTCAACAATGTACGGCTATTGGAGAGGGCCTTACAAGAAGGGCTTTTCTGTAGTAACAAGCGGAGTCCACGTTGGGCGACTGGGTTTTGCGTGCTTGTACGGACAAACCACTCCGCCTGTAGGTTTAGAAGAATTGACGTCTCAGCGTTATTCGATTTTTGAAATTAATTCTGAGTCTAACGTTCATGTTGTTGAAATTCCGTATGTTAGCACTAAGCGCGTTCTTGAAACATATCATGGTCAGACAGATGTTACTACTTACAGTACAGGAGTCTGGGCTTTGTTTGTCATGAACTCATTACGAGCACCAGCTGCAGCATCAACTACTGTTGATGTTTTGGCGTCTGAAGGAGGAGCTGACGGTCTGCAATTTATTGTGCCGTTTGCCAATAACAGGACATTGTCATTCGGCTACGCGAGTCCACCGTTAGCACGATCTCTCAATACGTTCGCGGTTGACCCTGTTCTCGAGTTGAAGGAACCCGAAGACGATGAGGAAGTCAAGATGGAGCTACAGGGAATGCGGTTTCTTGATTTGGAATTCCAGTCGGACATGGATGTACCAGTTTCAAGCGGAGAAGAGAAAGTCGGAGTTGTCATGGCAGATCAAACTGTCACTAACGCCGCAAACCACGACAGTGACCCAGGTACGAGCGACATAAAGATCGTGCGCCAACCTTTTCTCAATTACGTTGATATGTTATCACGTAATCAGTGGGTTGCGAACTTTGGATGGACTACGAGCCAGAATCCTATGACTTCATTGTATTCAAGGCCGGTGCCTTTCGGTATGTTAACGAACACAGCCGCACGTGCAATGAATTCCTTTAGACAAGTGAAGACCACTGCGGTGGTCACTGCAAAGTTAACTGCAAGTGCGTTTCACGCAGGCAGGTTGATTTTGGTCAGTCTACCAATGACTACCCAAGCACAGATGGACGCCGTCCTAACTAATCGAACGATTGTCACGTACCCAAATCATGCGTTTCTCGACGCAGGCGCGTCAACGTCAGTTGAGTTTCGTATTCCATTCCAGTACTTCAAAGCATACCTCTCAAAGGGCGAGAATTATGGTCTATTTCAGATCAGAATTTTTACACCCCTAAGAGTAGGAGCTGGAGGCTCAGGCTCTGTTACAGTGACGCTGTACGTTCGATTTGAAGAGACCGAATTACGTGTCATTGAGCCATCGTAATCATAGTAAGTTTAAACCCTTAGTACATTGGGGTTCGCTTACATGTCTTACAATCTCTTATCGCTTACGACGCATTCAATCTTCCGGGATTGTTTGTGGTCACCCGCGATACAAAAAGTTTTTTG